TTGCTCGTTCGGGGCGGTGTGGATGAGGACGTCATGGCGTCGCTTAAGGGGAAGGCGAACGCGCAGGACAGTCTCTTGGAGGCGCTTAAGGTGAGAATACGCAAAGCAAAGGAGGGCTCACGTTGACGGTTAAAGAGCTTTCGCAGTTGTACTGGCTGAAGCGGGAGGTGGCTATGGACGAAAAGCGCCTGCTTGAGTTGGAGGAGCTGGCCTTGTCGCCGAAGACACCCAACTACGACGGGATGCCGCACGCACCGTCACTGGATCATGACGCCGTGATGGTCAACACGGTGGAAGAGATCCTCGACCTGAAGGCGCTGATCATGGCCAAGAAGCTGCGCTGCTTCAAAGAGCAGCTGAGACTCGAAGAATATATCGCCGCAGTTCCGGACAGCCTGACGCGCCAGATCTTCACGCTGCGGTTTATTGAGTGCCTGTCCTGGGCGAAGGTGGCTGCGCAGATCGGGGGAGGGAATACGGATACAGCGGTCAGATTGCGGGTGTACAGGTATCTGAAACTCGAAAAATCAGAAATCGATTAAACTTGTAACACTTTGAACGCTTTATTTGTGCTATGATGGTACCGTGGATTTCCAGATACGGGGGATTTTGGGTCTGCCTCCTGGCCCAGTGAACGGTTTCGAGTCTTTTACGCCTGGAAATCCTGTTTCTTTGGGCGGAAAAGAGGGGGCGGCCCAGATAAGCTAAAATCGAAGCAGTTAGATAGACTTAACTGCTTGAGTCCTGTAAAGAGCGCGCAGCAGCGCTCTTTTTCTTTAACCGTCAGCGGTCTGACCGCCGGCGGTATTTTTATGCCTGAGAGGTGAATGCGATGCGCATAGACCAGTTCAAAAAAGAATTCATACGGGCTGGCGGCGTGTACGCGACGGACAAGCTGGTTTTGTTCCGCAGCCCTTTGGAATTGTATAGCTTGGCTTCGAACCGTGTGATCGCGCAGTTCGGGAGCATGGAAGAGGCGCTCGCCTATGAAGTAGAGGGCCGCACGTTGGAAGACCGAATCAAGGATTGGTCGGAGATCTCTTTCCCGCTGGAGCTGGATACTCCGGGCAGAGGAAGAGGATCCGCCCCCTTAAGGAGGTGAGAGTATTGAGCAGACCGCAGGACAAGCACCTGATCCCTTTGACGCAGCGCAGCGAGGAAGAAGCCTTTGCCATTCGCTCCGCTGGCGGGAAGGCGATGCAGGCGAAGCGCAAGAGAGTGACCGAGCAAGCGTACCTCATCGGCAAGTATGCCGGGGCGCCGCTCGTTGACAAGCGGACAGTCAAGAAGTTCGAGAAAATGGGCTTCACGGACGACGAGCTTAACCGTGCACTTGAGATCACGGATGCGATCATGAAAGGCGCGAAGAAGGGAGATCCGCGCATGATCGAGATCTACCTCAAACTGCGAGGGGAGGATCAGCCCACCGACACGCCGAAGCAAAACAACCTGCTAGACGCGATCATGCAGCAGGTGAAGGAGGATATCAGCGCAGATGAAATACCAGAACTTCAGCAAACGGCAGAATCTGACGCTGACGTGGTGGGCCCGGCCCCGATTTAAGAACTACGACGGCATCATCTGCGACGGATCTATTCGTTCCGGAAAGACGGTCTCAATGACGGACGGTTTCATTCTGTGGAGCATGAGTCAGTTCAACAGTCAGAATTTCGCGATCTGCGGCAAGACCATTGAGAGCCTGCGCCGGAACGTGGTCACCCTGATGCCACAGTGGCTGGAAGGACTTTTCACGATCGTGGAGCGCCGGAGTGAGAACAAGCTGATCATCTCATCCGGCACGGCCACAAACACGTACTACCTGTTCGGCGGCAAGGACGAAAGCAGCTATATGGTGGTGCAAGGCGTCACGCTGGCCGGCGTGCTGTTCGATGAGGTGGCGCTGATGCCCAGATCCTTTGTAGAACAGGCTCTGGCCCGCTGCAGCGTGGCCGGGTCCAAGTTCTGGTTCAACTGCAACCCAGAGAACCCCGGGCACTGGTTCTACGTGGAGTGGATCCGGAAGGCGCGGCAGCGCAATATCCTGTATCTGCATTTCACGATGGACGATAATCTGAGCCTGGTGCCGGAGATCAAAGCCCGTTACGAGAGCATGTACTCCGGCGTCTTCTACAGGCGCTACATTCTGGGCCTGTGGGTGAAAGCGGAAGGCCTGGTGTATCCCATGTTCAGCCGGGAGGCGCACATCGTCCACAACGTACCTCCGCTGAATCCGCGGCACAGGTATTACGTGGCTGTGGACTACGGCACAGTCAATCCGTTTGCTGCGGGGCTGTACGACTATAATCCCGGAGAGCAGAAGGCCATAATGGTTCGGGAACTGTACTACAGGGGCGGAAGCGAAAACCGGGTGGACAATGAGGCATATTACAAGATGCTGGAGAAGCTGATCGGTGAATATCCGATCCAGTACATCATCATTGACCCGTCAGCTTCATCCATGATCGAGACGATCCAGAAATACGGCAAGTATATGGTCGTCAAAGCGGACAACGATGTGATCGACGGCATCCAGGACGTGACCAAATTTCTGAACGCCGGATGTCTGTATTTCCACCGCAGCTGCAAAGCGACGTTTGAAGAGTTTGAGTCCTATTCGTGGGACGAAGACAGCGTACAGGATGCGGTCATAAAAGAGAACGACCACAGTATGGACCAGCTCAGATACTTCTGCCGCACAGCGCTGCGGAATGAGCTGAAGTGGATAGTATAAGGCGGTGACAAAAATGAATTTTTTTACACGCCTGCTAGGGAGGATCAAAATGCTATTTTTTAACAGCGGTACCTCAATCGAAAAAGCCTTTGGCGTGCAGCTCATCACCTCTGCGGAGATGACGAACGCCATCCAGAAGTGGGACCGCATCTCAGCCGGCAAGCCTCCGTGGCTAAACGCAGACGACGAAATAGAAACGATCAATATGGCCAAGCACATCAGCGACACCCGGGCGAAGCTGACGACGCAGGACATCGGCATCGCGGTTTCCGGATCGGCAAGGGCGGACTACCTTCAGGGCATCGTGGACGATCTCCTGAAGCGTCTGCCGGACCGTGTGGCGGAAGCAGATCGGGTGGGCGGCATGATGATCAAATGGAACGGAGAGGCCTGGGATTTTATCCTGCCGGGCTTCTTCGGCGTGACGGAGAAGGACAGTAACGGCGAGATCGCCGGGGCGATCTTCTCCGCGCACGTGACACAGGGCGGGGCGCAGTACACCCGTCTGGAGTATCACCGCTTCGAGGACAAGATGAAAAACGGAGCGCGCCAGTACTGTATCACCAACAAGGCTTTCAAGAATGAGCTCAGCACAAAAGGGGATGTGACTCTCGGTGCAGAGGTGCCTCTAACGAAGGTGGATGCCTGGGCGCATATCGCTCCGGAGGTGACGATAGACGGTCTGGAAGCCCCGTTGTTTGCGTATTATCGCATACCGGGAGCCAATACCGTGGATCCGACCTCGCCGCTGGGGTGTTCAGTCTTCGCCAACGCGCTAACAGAGCTCAAGGCAGTGGACGTAGCTGTTTCCCGGAAGAACACCGAGGTGGAGGACAGCAAGCACATAACCTTTGTCGGACAGACTCTGATTCAGAGCGCACGGAACAGAGGCATTGAGCTGCCGCGGTTCGTGAAGGGCCTGGGCATGGGTTTGAACGATACCGAGACCAGTGCGGTGCACGAGCATGTACCGACCATGCTGACAGATCAGCGGATCAAAGACATCAACTTCAATCTGTCGTTGGCGGGCGTCAAGTGCGGCTTCAGCGAAGGGGTGTTCGTGATGGACGGGCAGAGCGGTATGATCACGGCCACGCAGGTGGAGGCGGATGATCGCGACACCGTGCAGACGATAAAGGCCGACCGGGACGCGCTCAAAGACGCGCTACGGCAGGCCATCTACGGCGCAAACGCCATGGTCACGCTTTACCAACTGGCACCGCTCGGTGAGTATGAAGTGGCGTTCAACTTCGGGGATATCACGTACTCGTATGAAGAGGACAAGACGTCGTGGCAGCGGTACGTCATGCAGGGCTGGATGCCGAAATGGCTGTATTTTGTCAAGTTCGAAGGCATGAGCGAAGAAGAGGCGAAGGCCTTCGTGGCAGAAGCAGATGCGGCACAAACGGAGAAAGCGGTACTCTTTGGCGCTGAATAGGAGGTGCCGGCATGCTGACACCTGAACAGATCGTCCTGCTGGTAGAGACACTTTACCCGACCATTGATGAGCTGAACGTCTGGATCACGAAGGATCTGATCAAGCGCCTTATGGCGCGTTTAGGGCGAAATGGCGAGCTTTTCCTTACGGCAACGGATGATTGGCAATTGCAGGTTTTCCAGGCCGCTGGCGGCCATCTGGAGGCCTTACAGAAGGAGCTGGCGCGGTGGACGAAGAAAACGGATGATGAGATCCGCAGAGTGTTTGAGGCTGCCGGTGTTAAGGCTTTAGCGTACGACAGCAGCTTCTACGTGGAACACGGCCTGGATTCTTTGAATCTGGGGCAGTCGGAAGGTATGATCCGCCTGTTGGAGGACGCATACCGGCGTACGGTTGGAACGGTCCGCAACTTCACCCGCAGCACGGTTGAGACCAGCCAGCAGCGCTTTATGAAGGTGCTGGATGACGCGCATTTCAAAGTGGCGTCCGGGGCGGAGTCCTACTCGAAGGCGGTGCAGGAAGCGGTCCAGGAGCTTGCGACCGAACAGACGACGATCCGATATCCTTCGGGGCATACAGACACCATAGAAACGGCTGTGCTGCGCGCGGTGCGCACCGGCGTCGGGCAGGCTTCCGGAAACATGGCGATCCTAGGCATGGAAGAACGCGGCTGGGATATCATCCTGGTATCCGCCCATCTTGGGGCGCGCTATGGAGACGGGGGAGAGAATCCGGGCAACCATTTCTGGTGGCAGGGAAAGTTTTACACCCGCACCGGACGGACGCCAGATCTGCCGCCTTTTGTAGAGACAACCGGCTATGGCACCGGAGAGGGGCTGTGCGGTTGGAACTGCCGGCACAGCTTCGGCCCCGGGGATCTCAG